ATCCTGATCACACAGTCCTTAAAGCACTGGTTGCCGAGCGTGCAATTTTCTTCGTACTACTCCCCTTCTTCCGCTTTAATGGTGACGCTGGTCTCCGCACAGTCTCCGCTGACATCAGCCGAGATGAGCAAGTTCATGTAGCAGCTAACAGCCTTGTGTGTAAGGAGCTTGGGTTGGAGATCAGTCCATCCTTGGACAAGCTACGTAAGGCTACTATCAATTGGGTTATGTCACCTCTCAAGGCGTCTACCAATAAATATTTGGACAAAAAATTTTGGCTAGATGCTAGTGATCGCTTGATGTATGAAGGGAAGGCTCCAGAGCTTTCTGATACAAAGCGAGCACGTATGCCTGCCTTCTTTGAACATGCAAACCCCAATCTCCCTCAGTATGCTTGAGACCCATGGTCTCCAGCTAACCTCTCTTGTTGCACAACTAGAAGAGAACTTCCCACCACTTAATCCCCACCCGGATGACTCACACTCATTAATTATGTACCGCTCTGGCCAACGTTCTGTGGTCGAGTGGATCCAACACCAACTCAACGAAGAGAACAATGGCTCCTAAAAATAAGCAGCGGAATGCTCCGATGCAGAAGCAAACGCAGACCAATGCTGGTACTAATCCAGTGGCACCAGTAACAACTCCAGTTACCCCACCTCGCCCTGCTAATGTCCCAGTATCTTCTGTAGACCCTGGTTCAGGCAAGAGCTACAACTATAGGTTCATACCGAATACTGGTAGAGATGGGATGGGAGTTTGGGCAGCTGGTCCTAGATCAGATGAAGAGATACGTGCATTGTACCCTCAAGTATCTGCTACTCAAGCATCCCCATCTAATACCACAGAATCTACAACAAAACCAACATCACTTGGTCAAGTCCTTAGGATTGCAGGTGGTGGTGGTGGTATTGGACTCAGGGAACTTAAGAGTATCCTAGATACAGGCAATAAAAACGTATCAGGTGGCCAAGTAGTTAAGCGTCTTGATAAGATTAACGAAAGGTTGGCTGATAATGGCATGACAGGCATCACCCTGAAGTCTGGTTCTGCTAATTTCCTCACTCGACAAGCAGCAAAGCAAGTTCCTTGGATGAATAACTTCCTAGGTCTTGGTAAATCAACCTTTGGTCCTGGTAAGATCGGTCAAGCACTCCAAGGCATGGTTGGTACACGTGAAACTGGTGGCTATCAAGGTAAAGATGGGTACATTGGTGGAGCTTCACCTGCTGTAGCTCGCACCATCCTCCCACGTGGTATGGACCTCATGCCTAGTGGCCGTCAAACAGTTAGTGGTATTGGTAAACAGTACGAAGTACCTAGTCGTTTGATGCAACCCAGCACAACTACTCCTACAACTGCCCCAACTAATGATACACCTGAGGGAGGTGCTGCTGCTGGTACAACTGCTGCAGCAGTCCCCACTGTACCAACTACGATGACTCCTGAAACTATGGATCCATTCCAAACAGCTCTTGCTAACTGGGCTACTGGATTTAAGACTGCACGTAGTAGCCGTAAGCGTTCAGATCCTCGTGCACAAGGTCTTGCATCACAACGAGTAATCCCAACTGGTGGGTTTAGGGGCGGTATGTAATGTCAGCTAAATCACGATACGATTATCTAAGTAAATATCGTTCCCAGTTTCTAGACACAGCTGTACAGTGCTCTCAGTTGACCCTGCCTACGCTTATCCAACAGGATGATGATGTTGGTCGGTCAACTAATCTTAGGTTGATTACACCATGGCAAAGTGTTGGTGCAAAGGGTGTGGTGACACTAGCATCTAAATTGATGCTTGCCCTCCTACCTCCTCAAACCAGCTTCTTTAAGCTACAGATCGATGATTCAAAGATCGGTGTAGATTTACCAGCAGAGGCACGATCAGACCTTGATATCTCATTCGCTAAGATGGAGAGGTCTGTCATGGAAATTATAGCAGCATCTAGTGATCGTGTTACCGTACACCAAGCTCTTAAGCATCTGGTTGTAGGTGGTAA